ACCCAAGTTTAGAAATTGGAACTTTAGAGGGTAAAAACTTACTTGATGGTTGGGTGCTTACTTTTGATGTAGAAATGCCAAACACTACAATAAGTTTATGTGATGGAAACTAAATTATATTTAGATAAGTTCGGTAAGTATGTAGTACAGCAATCGAAAACTAATCTAACTAAAAAGGATAAAAAAGATAAAGGCGATTTATACGATTCAATAGGTTATGATTTACAAGTAAGTAAAAATAGTTTTAGTCTATCTTTTAAAATGACTGATTATGGTCAGTTTGTTGACAAAGGGGTTAAGGGTAAAACAAGTAGCAACCGAGCGCCTAATAGTCCGTTTAGATTTGGAACTGGCAGCGGTAAAAAAGGCGGTTTAACAAATGGTATTGATGGGTGGGTAAAACGTAAACGAATACAATTCAAAGATAAAAAAAGTGGTAAGTTTATGAGTTATGATAGTACGGCTTATTTGATTCGTAATTCGATTTATAACAAAGGATTAAAAACTACTAACTTCTTTACAAGACCATTTGAATTAGCTTTTGAAAAGTTACCCGATGAGTTAGTTGAAGCATTTGCTTTAGATATGGAAAATTTATTAAATTATACAACAAAATGATAAAAAGTTTATCACCTTATTACCTTTCAATACCTTTTGTAAGTCCTTTAACAAGTCTTACCTGCGCAGCTTATACATTAAGGCTGTATATTTGGAATGGTGCAAAAGGAAGTCCACCAGCTACACCAAGTTACGAGATAACAAAAACAAATCCAACAGCATCAGCAGGGAACGACACAATAAATATTTCAAGGTTGGTAAATGACTTTGTAGATTTTATTTCTGTAAGCGGAACAACAACTGAATTAGTAGACGGACAGAATCAAGTTTGGGTAAAATGGGACACGTTTTACGAAACAACAAACCCTTTAGATGCTACTACACCAAGCAATATTAACACGCAATTAATGTTGCAAGGTTACGGCTACGGAATAGAGGGGCAAAACCCACAACCACCAAGTAATAAAATATTAATTCCTTTAATAGATTATAAAGTTAATCGTAATGGTTTTTTTAACGTTCCAATTCTAATAGATGAAACAGAAGTAGTATTAGGAACTTTATCTATTACAGATATTGATTATATAAGTGCAGACGATTATACAGTAACTTTTACGCAAAGTGGTAATTTAGATACTATTTATTATAGATATAAATTAGATGGTGACGTAAGTTGGAATTTAGGTTTTGAAACAACAGACACAAGTCCGTTTGATATTACTTTGCCAGTAGTTGCAGGAACTTATAACGTTCAATTATTTGCATACGATAATGATAATGCAGTAGATATTTATTCAAACATTTTTAACGTAGTAGTAGTATGATAACTATAATCTCTTACCCTGATAATCAGATAAACGAAAGTATTGCCGAGTTTACAACTTTAGATAGTGGCGAAATGGTGCAAAATATTTGGATTGATGTAACACCAGCCACAACTGATGAGTATATTGAGGTAACTTATAATGGCGAAACGATAACTTTATTGATTACAGATGAATGTAGATATACACCTATTGATATTGCGTTTCAAAATAAAGAGGGTGCTTTGTGTTTTTTACCATTTTTTAAGGCTAAAAGCGAAAGTTTAAACGTAACAAGAGAGGAATTTCAGACTGATAGAGGGCAAGCAAGTAACGGAAACCACCAATACGTAAACTTTAATATACAAGGGCGTACAAAATTAAAGGTAAATAGTGGTTTTGTTAAGGAAGAAATGAACGAAATATTTAAACAATTACTTTTATCGGAGCGAGTTTGGCAATTTGATGGTACAAATTATATCCCTTTAAACATATCAAGCACTTCTTTAGAGTATAAGACACGCCAAAAAGACAGATTAATAAACTACGAAATAGAATTTGACTATTCATTTAACGAAATAAACAACCAATGATATTAGCAATTTACATTGAGAATGAGAAAATAGATTTATTTAAAGATGAAAATATTTCTATTAATAGTTCCGTTGCTAAAATTGAAGATATTACAAAGAATAGTACAGAGTATTCCAATAGTTTTACAGTCCCAGCAACGCACAGAAACAATCGTATTTTTAAACATTACTACGATATTCAATTTACAGGAAATCTTTTTAGTTTAAAAGACACGTTTAAAAACGATGAGTTAAGCGTTTTAGATTTATCGGCATATAATCACGAATACAATTCTGATAACGTAAAAGAGGGTTTAACAGATGGTTTATTTAGCGGTGATGTTGTTTACCCTTTAATGGCAAAGAAACAATACTACTATAATTCAAACGCAACCGATGATACTTATACGCCAACGTTAAGTAATTTGCATTACGAAGTAGGAAATACAAATGGTATAACTTGGAATGAATTAAGACCAAGTATAAAACTTTTACCAATTATAGAAGCTATTGAAAGTAAATATAATATTTCTTTTAGTAGGGATTTTTTCGGGCGTGAAGAAGTTTCAAATATTTTCCTTTGGGTAAACAATTCGATTACAGCAAGTGGTAACCAAACAGAGCAGTTAATAAATTGGGATAGTGGTAATGGTGGAGATTTTGGCTTATCGAATACGACAGATATATGGAACGGAAACACAAACGATAATGGTATTGCAGGAGGGTTTTATTACCAATATAAAATAGAAGTAACGCCATCAGTAGGGTTTGAAAGTAAAACTTATGAGGTTGTAGTTAAAAATTTTGATTCCGATATTGCAAGAATAGAATTTACAGGAACTGGAGAAACTGAATTTTTAACAATAAGAACCAATACTTTAATTGACTTTCAGTATTCTTTTTATGTTTCTTGTTCCGAGAGTTTTGAATATTCAGCAAACATACTATTAAGAAAAAAGACGCAGGTTACAGGTGGGAGTTATTCTACATTTGATAGACAAAGTTTTGCTTCATCAAATTTATTAATAGATACGTTTGATGTTTCAGCAAATTTACCAAATATTAAAATTTTAGATTTCTTAACTGGATTGTTTAAAATGTTTAAACTTGTTGTAATTGCAGATGATAGAAGCAACGTTTATGTAAATACTTTAAAAGATTATTACGCACAAGGTAGTTTGATTAACGTTACTAAATGGATTGATGCTGAAAACGTCGAAGTTGAGAAAGGTAAAATTCTAAATAATATTCAGTACGCTTTTCAAGAACCTACGACTTTGTTAAACCAACAATTTGAAAAGAATACAGGTCAAGGTTATGGCGATGAAGATTTGCAATTAGAAGATTCAGACGGCAATCCTTTAGTGGGTGATTCGTTAGACTATACTTTACCATTTGAACAAATAGTGTACGAAAGGCTAAACGATATTAATAACGGCACGCAAACTAATATTCAATACGGACTTATTACAGATGAAAACATTTCGCCTGCAAATCCTAAACCACATTTGCACTATGTAAATAAAACTGAAATAGGAAGTAGTACAGTTGCTTTTATTAACGATGCGTCAGCAGTTGAGGAGTTAACAACGTTCTTAAATTTACCATCGCACTCATACGGATTTGATACGCCTGAATTTGTTTTATTATTTGGTCGTGAATTTTCTACGTGGGATTTTGTCGCAATGGATGATAACCTTTACACAAACTATCACAGCGATTACATACAAAGTATTTTTAATATCAAAAAAAGAAACTTTAAATACAAGGCTAAAAATTTCCCTTTGTTGAGATTGCTAAAGTTAGGTTTAAATGATGTGTTGCAAATTAAAAATAATTATTACAGAATTAACTCTTACGATATAAATCTAACCACAAAGGAAGTACAATTTGATTTAATTAATTCGTTTGATAATACTTTAAATAGTTTCAATGCAAATAGAACTTTAATAATTACAGACTATACAGCGAAAACAGAATCAGTCTATGTAACGAATTTAGGGAATTTTAGTTTTAATATTATAGATACTGGTTTTGGTGATACTTGGGTAAGCGTTACTTCAGTAGGTGATAATGTTTATTTCGCAATCGATGAAAACGCAACAGGATTACAAAGAAACTTACAAGTCGAGTTAACTAATTTAGATTCATTACAAATAATAACAATAACGATTGAACAAGGTTTTACTACATTAACAGCAGATTCAAGTGTAGTAACAGCAGATAGTAATTTAATAACAGCAGATAATGGCTAAACAAATAATAGGAATCGGAGCAAGTGCAAACGATGGAACGGGCGACCCATTAAGAACCGCCTTTGATAAAACAAACGATAACTTTGATGAAGTTTATAATTCAATAAAAACAGGAGATTTTGTTTTAGTAGAATCGTTGTCAGATTTTCCAACACCTGTTGGTGGAGTTATAAATTTAGAAGATAACAAAACTTACTATATTACTACCACTATTGATTTAGTTGGTAATTTATTATTAGGTGGAGCAAACACAACTATATTAGGTTCAAGTTCTGAAA